GGATTTCGACATCGCGGGCTCGGCGGTGATCGAGGCCGTGACGCAGCGCGTCATGAGTGTCTTGGATCCGGTTCCGCCAGAGGATCCTCCGGTAGAACCGGAAGAGGATCCGTGCCGTGGGGCCCCTCGCAAGCAGTATAAAAGCCGTGTGAACGTGGTAGCCCCAGATGCTACGGAGGAGCAGGCTGTCGCCGTTTTTGTCGATGGTTGGCGACGCAGCCGCGAGATGACCGGTGGCAGCTATGATCAGGCCGGAGTAGGTGACCTTGATGAGCGCACTGCAGCGCTGTATGGCATCGCCGCGGATGACCGGCAGGATTTCGTCGAGTTCTACGCCGAGTACTATCCTGGTGTCGTGGTCGAGTTTTTCCCGTTGCCCGGAGAAACGTCTGAGCTGAGGTTGCGCTATCCGACTACACACATGCCCCCTGTGATCACATCGAAATTCAATGAAAACCGTGGGACGTATATACACAAGGGTCTCGATCTGCGCTCCTCCTGGCGCGTGTGGAAGGACAAATTGATCTGCGCGTTTGGTGGTGAGGTAATCACTTCCTCGGACGTCGGCAGCGGATACGGCATACAGGTGCGCACCAAGACGGTTCTCGATGATGGGCGCGAGGTACTGATCCGCTATGCGCACCTGGTTGACGGCGAGCGCGTTCGGGTTGGGGACTATGTCCAGGCCAGTGACGTGATCGGCCTGCCGGATAATACCGGCAACAGCACGGCTGATCATTTGCATTTCGACGTCAAGATCGACGGTGAATACGTCGATCCCGAACCGCTGATCGACTGGCCGGCAGAGGAACCAGAACCGGGGAATCCGGTGCTGATCCGCGGCGTGCACGGGGCACCTGTTACATTCCCACCAAACGATCAAACGTTCTGGCTGGGCGAGCTGCAGAAGATGGGCATCCGCTGGTACAAGGACATGAGCTGCGATGTTGACTGGTGTAAGCGGCTTTTGGACGCGGGCATTCAACCTGTCGTGCGGCTGTACCAGGGTGAGCAGTTCCCCGGCCGGCTGTCGGATGGCCGGTTCGATGCAGCCCGGCGGCTGATCGATGCTGGTGTCAGGTACCTGGAGATCGGCAACGAGCCCAACCTCTCCGGCGAGTGGCAGAGATCCTATCAGGACACGGTCGACTGGCACAATGACGATCTGGTCAACCGTGTGGCATACAACTGGTGGCTGGACGCTCAGGAGATATACGCGATGGGTGGCAGGCCGGGACTGTATGCGATGGCCCCCACTGAGCGCAACGGCGGCGAGAATGCGAAATACTCCTCCGTGCGCTGGCTGGAGAAATATCTGGCTGCGCTGCACCAGATCACGCCCCTCACCATCGAGGACCTCGTCGCATCTGGCGATATCTGGTTATCTGTCCACGTGTCGCCATTCAACCGTCCATTCGACTATGATCCGTTCACGCTAACTGATCACCCTGACGATATGTGTCTGCGCGCGATCGGCGTCTATGCAGCGATTGTAGAGCTCGAACTAGGGATAATTCCCTATATGATCAGCACAGAGGGCGGGCTCTACAGTCCCGAGCATCTGGAGTTTCTGGGATGGGCCCCCTACTCAGAATCTGAGTGGGCTACCCGGATGCCACAGATGTATCAGTATGTTGCGGATCACTACCCCCACGTGCTGGGGATGTGTCCGTGGATACTGACGGACCAGGGTGTGAATGATACGCGGTGGCTGAACAACGGCTGGTACCGTGGGGTAGAGCCCCGGTCTGTGGCGTTGGCTATGCGGGAGGCACGCTGATGCCGCGGCGTGCAGCTCACCCGTGCGCGTGGCGTGGGTGCCCTGCGCTGGTGCACGGCAATGAGCGCTATTGTTCTGCTCATCTAGCTGTGGTGCGCAAACAACGAGACAGTGGCAGGCCATCGGCTGCTGCTCGTGGATATGGTGCGCGGTGGCGCAAGATTCGGGCGCGATTCTTGAGAGAACACCCCCGGTGTGCCAGGTGTGGGGTTCGCGCCAACGTGGTGCATCATCGCAGGCGCAAGCGCGCTGGCGGATCGAATGATGAGAGCAACCTTGAGGCACTGTGCACCCGGTGCCACAACGCAGAGACAATGAAGCACGATGTGAGGCCGATAGGGGAAGGGGCGTCAAAATCGCTAGTTTGAAACCTTCTAAGGACCGTTCGGGTAGCTAGATTTTTTTCTGTACGGGTTTGTGAATTATGCCAGGACCAGCGCCAAAGGATCCTAAACTGAGACAACGGAGGAATAAAAAATCAACGCGGGCGACGCTGGCGCGAAATGTCGAGCCGCGCAAACGTGCGCCGTCGCTGCCGGACCGCGGGAATGGGCAGGAGTGGCACAAACTCACAAAGGCGTGGTGGCGCGACCTGTGGCACTCCCCGATGGCGGACGAATACCTACGGGCTGACGAGCATGCGCTGTTCCGGCTGGCGGTGCTGATCGATATGTTCTGGCTGGAGCCGACGAAGGAGCTGGCGGGCGAGATCCGGTTGCAGCAGCAGGCATTCGGGCTGACGCCGCTGGATCGGCGCCGGCTGGAATGGTCGATCGAGCAGGTGAACGCGGCGCAGAGCCGGACGCACGCGCGACGCGAAGTGCAGGAGAAGGCCGAAGAGCAGCAGCAGCGGGATCCGCGCGAGCTGCTGAGGCAGAAGCCGAAGGACATTGATTTGGATTCAGGTGACATACCGGTGGTCGGGTAATGACGACGCTCGTAGTGCCAGAGTTCGATGAACAACCATGGCCGACGCTGGGGCCGCAGGTGTGCGCATTCATCGAGGCGTTCTTGGTGTTCGGGCCGGGGGACCTGCGGGGAGAGCCGGCGCGGATCGATGACGAGAAACGCGGGCTCATCTACAGGATGTACGAGGTGTATCCGCAGGGGCACGTGCTGGAGGGACGGCGCCGTTTCAAACGGTGTGCGCTGTCGCTGCGGAAGGGGACGGCGAAAACGGAGCTGGCGGCGTGGCTGGCGGCGGTGGAGCTGCACCCGGACGGGCCGGTGCGGTGTGACGGGTTCGATGTGAACGGACAGCCGGTCGGGGTAGGCGTGGTGGATCCGTACATCCCGATGGTGGCGTACACGGAGGAGCAGTCCGACGAGCTGGCCTATGGGGCGCTGCGAGTGATCCTGGGATACAGCGCGCTGGCCGATGATTTCGACATTGGGATCGAGCGGATCATGCGGATCGGGGGGGACGGCAAGGCGGTATCGCTGTCCACGTCGCCAAGCGCGCGTGATGGTGCGCGCACGACGCTGAATGTATTTGACGAGACGCACCGGTTCACGTCGCCGCGGCTGCGAGCTGCTCACCGAACGATGTTGGCGAACGTGCCCAAGCGGATGATGGCCGATGCATGGTCATTCGAAATTACAACAGCTCCCGCTCCAGGTGAGGGCGCGGTGGCAGAGGACACGATGGATTATGCGCGGCAGGTTGCGGATGGGAAGATCGAGGATTCGAGGTTGTTCTTCTTCCACCGGCAAGCTGCTGACGAACACGATTTGACGACAACGGAGGGTATCCGGGCTGCAGTGATCGAGGCGAGTGGGCCGGCTGCCTCCTGGAGCGATATCGACGGGATCGTGGATCAGTGGAATGACCCTACAGCGGATCGAACGTATCTGGAACGGGTGTGGCTGAACCGGCTGGTGCGTGCGAGCGACCATGCATTTGACGTGACGCGCTGGAATGAGCTGGCTGATCCGGATTACGTGGTCGCAGATGGGGCAACGATTACGATGGGGTTCGACGGAGCGCGCTGGCGTGACTCAACAGCACTCGTGGGGACGGAGGTCCTCACCGGATTCCAGTGGCTGATCGAGATGTGGGAACATCCGTATAACGTCGAGGATTGGGAAGTGCCAGATGAAGAGGTTGACGCGGCTGTGATGGAGGCGTTCGACCGCTGGGACGTGTGGCGGCTGTATGCCGATCCGCCCTACTGGGAGACGCGGGTTGCGGAATGGAGCGGGCGATATGGTGATCAGCGCGTGGTGGAGTGGTGGACGAACCGCGTCAAGGCGATGGCGTACGCGATCGAATCATTCAATAACGCGATTATGTCCG